TATTTCATATTTGCAATCATAATTCTAATGTTCATCACCTCTCTAGGGACGTTTGGATATTTGTCGAAGGTTCATCTTGAATCATCTGCAGGTGTAAACGATAATGCGTTCGAGATTTCCAAAATTGAGCAACAAATAGAAAGTCAACAAAGAACTATTGACAATTCTCAGCGCGGATTAGACTCATTAGATAATGTTGTTTCTAACAGTTTTATGGATGCGGCGAGAGTTAGAAATCAACAAAAAGAAGAAAGATCATCATTGAATTCAGCAATTCAGGAATCTTCTACTAAAATTACAGAACTTAATTCGCAACTTACATCACTCCGCCGATCTAACGCAGAAGTTGAGTCTAAAATCGGTCCTCTTAAATACATTGCTGAATTAATTTATGGGAAAGAACAAGCTGTCAACTACTTTGACAGCGCAGTTCGATTTGTAATCATACTCATTGTTCTTGTATTTGATCCTCTTGCTGTGTTGCTGCTTATAGCCGCAAACATCTCATATTTGAATGTTAAATCTGAACCAATAATTGAAAAAAAGAAAAGAGTTGACAAAAAACCTAAAGATAATTATAATAAAAGTATTAAGGAGAGCATCTACAACTTTATGATGCAAGATGATTTCGGTATCAAACACATAGATAAGGTGGATAGTAATGAGCCTGTTAGAAAAATTAAAGAAAAATAGCACAATTAAAGACACTGCGATTCTTTCTAAATCAAAGTTTTTTGCTGCTAAAGATATGATTCAGACTAGCATTCCTGTAGTGAATGTTGCATTCTCTGGTGATCTTGATGGTGGGTTTACTCCTGGTCTTACAATGTGGGCTGGTCCGAGTAAGCACTTCAAGACTGCGTTCAGCCTCTTAATGGCAAAAGCATATCAAGACAAGTATCCTGAGTCTGTGGTATTGTTCTATGATTCAGAGTTCGGCACTCCGCAAAACTATTTCACATCATTTGGTATTGATATGGATCGCGTTGTTCATACACCAGTGACTGATGTTGAGCAATTGAAGTTTGATATTATGAATCAATTGTCAAACATCGAGCGTGGCGAACGTGTGATGATTGTTGTTGATTCTATTGGTAATCTTGCGTCAAAGAAAGAAGTTGAGGATGCGCTTGAGCAAAAGTCTGTCGGTGACATGACTCGCGCCAAGCAAATTAAATCCCTGTTCCGTATGGTGACACCACACCTCACCCTAAAGGACATTCCGATGGTGGTTGTCAATCATACCTATAAAGAGATTGGTATGTTTCCCAAGGATATTGTCGGTGGCGGAACAGGTTCCTATTATTCAGCAGACAACATCTATATCCTCGGTCGTCAGCAAGAAAAAGATGGCACTGATTTAATTGGTTATAATTTCATCATTAATGTGGAGAAGTCGCGATATGTTCGTGAGAAAGCAAAGATCCCTGTCACAGTTCGTTTCGATGGCGGTATTTCTCGGTACAGTGGTCTTCTTGACATTGCACTTGAGTCTGGTCATGTTACGAAACCAAATGTAGGTTGGTACGCAAAGGTCAACACAGAAACTGGTGAAGTCGAAGCCAAAAAGTGGCGTATGGCTGATACCGAATCTTCAGAGTTCTGGGATAGCATTCTTGCCACTGAATCATTTAAAGAGTGGGTGAGAAACAATTATCAATTTAGTTCAGCAGTTGCTGGAAATCTTACCTCCGAGGCTGAAGAAGATGAAGGATAAAGTTCAAGATTTAATTGCAAAAATAGAATTTTGGTATGTTAAAAAATTCTTAAAAGTTGACAAACACTACACGTTTTTTTTAGATATTGCTGGAGAAAGTGGTTCTTTTGCTATTAAATATTTAAAAAAATATAATGGAGTGATTGTTGAATTTAATAATGTTAAAGTTGGAGATGGTGGTCTACTTACTTTTGATTATGACATTATCTCCAATGTGAATAATTGTAATGTGAAAACTAAGAAGTTTGATCGCTTTACAACTAATGTAATGCGTAGTATACTTCTTGGGGCTATTGAAAACGCTATAAGGGAACCAAATGAAGACAGAAAATCTGATCTTGTCGAATCTGATTCGAAACGAACCGTTTATGAGAAAGACGCTTCCATTTCTCAAAAGCGAGTACCTCAGCGAAAACCACGAAAAAAGGCTGTTCGAGGAAATAAAACAGTTCATTCTAAAGTACAACAATCTCCCGCCGATAGCAGCGCTGGAGATAAATCTTAAAGAATCTACCAAACTCTCCGAGGGAGAGTTAAATAAATCATTAGAATTACTTAAAGAGATCTCTAATGACGGAAAAGAAGAACAACTCAGCTGGCTTCTTGATCGAACGGAAAAGTTCTGTCAAGAAAAAGCGATTTACAATGCCATTATGGACTCCATTCAAATCTTGGATGGCAAAGATCCTAACAGGGGCAAAGGAAGTATTCCTGCTTTGCTTTCTGATGCTCTGGGCGTTAGTTTCGATCCTCATATTGGGCATGACTTTTTGGATTGCTACGCTGATCGCTACGATTTTTATCATCGTATCGAAAAACGAATCCCCTTTGATCTTGAATATTTCAACAAGATTACTAAAGGAGGACTTCCGCAGAAGACCCTCAATATTGCTCTTGCAGGTACTGGCGTCGGTAAGTCTCTTTTTATGTGTCATGTGGCTGCTAGTTGTCTGTCTCAAAACTACAATGTTCTTTACATAACTCTTGAAATGGCTGAAGAGAAGATCGCCGAACGTATTGACGCCAATCTTCTCAACGTTTCCCTTGATGATCTCATGAACATGCCCAAAGACATGTATGAGAAACGCATGAGTAAACTGAAAGAAAAGGTAAAAGGTAAATTGATTATCAAGGAGTATCCAACTGCCTCAGCCAATCCTGCTCACTTCCGTGCATTGATTAATGATCTTGCACTAAAGAAGAACTTTCGTCCAGATATTATCTTTGTGGATTATCTAAATATCTGTGCATCTGCTCGTATTAAAGCAGGTGCGAATGTGAACAGTTATACTTACATCAAAGCGATTGCTGAAGAACTTCGTGGTTTGGCTGTTGAAAATAATCTTCCGATTGTTTCTGCAACTCAAACAACTCGATCTGGTTTCAGTAACTCTGATCCAGGTCTTGAGGATACTTCTGAATCATTTGGTCTACCAGCAACGGCTGACTTCATGTTTGCACTGGTGAGTAATGAGGAACTGCAGAAATTAAATCAAATGCTCGTAAAGCAGTTGAAGAATCGCTACAATGATCCTAATCTTCATAAAAGATTCACGATTGGTGTCGATCGAGCAAAAATGAAATTATATGATCTTGAGCAAAAAGCGCAAGATGCAATAATGCAAGAAGCAGAATCAAAACCAGTATTTGATCGTGGGAAAAAATCGACTGACAAGTTTAAGAATCTAAAGGTCTGATGAAACTTGAAAAAATAGAAAAGAAAGTTTATGCTCTTGCTCAAAATTGGGTAGGAGAAAAACACATTCCTTCTATTATTCGTAGCCTGAATAAAGCATTCAAACCATATATCGTACGATTTGGCTCTGAAAGATATGATCAAGAATACTACTCAGATCATAATGTTATCATAAGCGGTCATTATTGCCATCGAATATCTGATGTGATTCCTGAACACATCTACATAGAACTCTCCTTCCCTCAAGATTCTAAAAAAGCAATTATAACAGAAGATGGTGCTAAAAATTTAGCCATAAAAATAATTCGAGCGATACATCATGAGTATCGGCACAAATACCAACAAAGACAGCGCCCATTTTTACTACAAAAACAATATAAACCAAAGCCAAGGCAAAACAGATTCAAGGTTATGTATTATGGAAATCCAGACGAATTGGATGCTCATGCCTATGAAACTCAGGCTGAGAAACTAGATATAAATAAGTTACGAAAGGCACATAAGATTGGCTGGAGAGAGTGTGAAGCCATCTTTATGTATCGAATGCACTTTCGGAAACAAGATCCTAGAGTTTGGAAACGATTTCTTAAGAAGGTTTATAAAAATAATGGCTAAGATTAATGAAGGCGATATTATAGAAGGCATATTTACAATTGCTTTATCTCTTTATATTGCATACTCAAAAATCGATAAGAATAAATTAAATACAATCCGAACTAAAGTTGATACTAGCATGTTTTCTAGTGGAAGATTTAAGTATACTGTTGCTGAAAAATTAAAAAGGCAAAATAAAAATAAACCACCAGATATTTTTAATGTTATGTTTGAAATGCGCTTAAAGTCAAGAGAATCTGTGCGCGGTGCCTTTGATAAAGAATTTAAAATTATGTACTCCAAGAGTAGAGATGTTGGCGATATTTCTAAAAAAATTGATCAATTAATAAATTCAATAAATAATTCTCCATCTTATATCAAAAAAATCGACGCTGCAATTAATTCATTTTTAGATAATAATAAGGGTGAAATTGTAGATTTTGTTATCATAGCAGATGGTGTGGCTGGTGAATCAAGTGGTGGTGAAGTGAAGGGAGATGTTACTCTTTCGATTTATGCCAGAAAAAAGAATACAGAGAAAAAACTGTTAACGCAAAGTATTCCATTTTCACTAAAATCTGAAAGTTCAACAGTTGCAAACTTATCACCATATAATGGTATGCTAGATCTTGCAAAAGCATTTAAAATTGACTGGGACGCTGCAAAAAAATATACTGAACTTACGAAAAAAGCGAAAACAAATACTGAGAAAAGTGCAAGATTCAAAC